TATGCTTTGTAAGCCTCAAATGCCTTCTTATTGACCTTGGCCATATTCGCGAGTGCTTCTTCACCTTGTTTCTTGAAATATGCTGTCTTGTCTCTCTCGTATAATTCTTTTAATTCTGCTTCTTTACGAGCTGTGTCAGTTTTTTCACCTGATGCTTCTAATTCACTTTGTATCGTGCTTATTCTTGCTTCTTTTTCAGCTTCAGCTATGGCTTTTAATTTCTTCTTCTCTAATGCTTCAGTAAGTTTGGCATACTGCACCGCTGTAAGGTAACCATCTCTATAGCTATTCTCAATTATTCTTTGTCTATTATCATACTCCATCTCTAACTTACGAGTTGAGTCATTTAATATATCAGCGAATAGTGTGGCCGCTTCCATCTGTTTGGCCAAGTCATCATTGACAGCTTTCTCAACAATTTGCATTCTCTTGTTGACAGCTTCAAGTAGAATCCTTATTTTCTGATCTTCAATCCGTTTATATAATTGTCTTTTATTGACCAACTTGATCTTTTCATCTTTGTCAGATGATTCAATCAAAGCCAACTCTGTCTTGTGATACTCTTCAAGTATCTTTAACTGTTTCTGTTTCTCGTTGTCAATGGTTTCTGTTTCACTCATCAGGCTCTCTTTCAACCCTGTGAATGCTTTCTGATTGGCTTCTGCCTGTTTCTGCAGTTTCTCATCATTCTGTTGTATGGTCGTTTTGATGTGCTCTTGAATGGCCTTGCTTTCTTCTTCTCTCTTCTTGGCCAGCAACATCCTGTAAGCCTCTTCCATTGCTTGTTTCTTGTTATACAGCTCAAGATAAAGCACTTCTTCTTCTATCAGTGTTTCTCTTAGATCAACCACACCCGGGAATAATAGATTTGGATCTATCTGTGTGCCTATATCTGATTTTGATGTGATGTTTTTGAGTTTTGGATCTTTCTTGATCATCTCGTCCAACTGTTTATTGATCATCGTCAATTCTTCGTTGGTCATACTAAGGTCAGTGTTAAGGTCACCCGTGTATTCAACCTGTTTCAGCTCACCTTTAAATTCTTTAAATTTTGATATTAACAATCCCAAAGCACCTGTGAATACCGCTATGGTGCCAAATATTATATTTCTTTTCGTAGTGGCATTGAAAGCTATCATAGCCGCATTCATACCCATAATGGCTGTCGTGATGTTAGCGAATGCTACGGCCATTTTAAATGCTATCAGTGTGCCAAAAGCAGTCACAACTAAATCTAAATTATTGACCAATGCCTTGAATATCGCGGCTGTGGCTCTAACTGCCGTGCCCAATGCCTGTCCAAGTTGTTTGGCGGCTTCTTTGCTATTCATAGCAAAGTCTTTCATATCTAATGCTATGGCCGTTAATGCTCCAGCGAAGCCTCCTTCACCTATGGCCACTGCCACTTCTGCTATGGCATCTTTCATATTTGATATAGCACCTGTCAGTGTAGCACTTCTGGCCTCTATGGCACCAGCAAAGTCAACTCTACCAACCTGCTCCAAGAAACCTACTATACTCGCAGAGTCTTTTTCAATTGTTTTTGTTATACCTCTGAATGATACTTTTAAGCTGTCGCTTTCCGTCTTAACCTTGATACCCAGTTGTTTAAGCATCTCAAATTCACCAGTGGTGGCATTGAATACTGCTCTCGCAACATCGTCAAGTCTCTTACCCATACCAGCCGCTATGTTACCAAGGTTTTTCATCTGCTCTTCTGTTGGATTCAATCCAGCATTCCTTAGAGTTATGAAAGCATTTGATACTTCGTCTAATTGAAAGGTCGTTTTGGCTGTGAATTTACGAAGCATTTCAAAGCTCTTGGCCGCTTTCTCCGTGCTTCCTTCTATGGTTACGAGTGTGGCTCTAAGATCTTGAAAGGTCCTGATGGTATTCACTATACCTTTGATTACCGCGAAACCTCCAAGTGCCGCACCCACTTTCAATAAGGTGCTCTGTAAGCCACCCATATTGGTATTCAACCTTTTACCAGCTCTGTTTAGGTTATTGATATTCTTTTGGGCAGAGTTAAAGGCACCACGAGTATTATCTTGGGCTTTTATGTCTATGGTTAGTTTTTCGCTCATTGGCCTTCTTCTCTCTATCGTTTTTTATCTTAAGGAATGCAAACCATCCCTTAAATTCCAATTGGGACATTTTCAATACTGACTCTACACTACATTTTAGATAATCAGCAAGAGAGAATATGCTATACATATCCCCATCCCCTATTAGTTTTTTTCAATCTCCTCTAACGACATATCACTGGCCGTGTTTAATGCAGTAGCTATTCTTATTATTATTTGTGGATCTACTTCATTTAAAAGTGCTGATTTGTCACCGATTGAAAACAATCTGTCGCCATCTTTGTCAGTGGCTTTCAAGATTATAGTCTCAACCAATGCTTCATCACTCTTGCCTTGCTGTGTGAGAGCCATTATTTTTGATTCAGTCTTCATTGATGCGATAGATCTGTAGTAAATATCCACACCCCATTCATCAATGTGTAATTTGTGTAACTTCCCGCTTAATTTATCTTTGAAGTGGGCGGTTGCCTTCTTCATTACCGTGTTTGTCATCGTGCTAATCTCCTTGTATTAAAATACCCCTTCACTTTACGGGCGGTTGGTTTCAAGATCCCTGAAGGTGCTTGTTTGGATCTTCCCTTTTCCAACTGCTCAATGTAAGGCACATTATTTGAAATAATCAACCCTCTATCGTCAGTCTTCCAAGACTTTCTTGCCCTGCCAGATCGTATTGGTGTCTCTTCCTTTGCGATCTGTAATGCTCGTTTAGAAACATCACGAATCATCTGATCAACAGCTCTCTGAAGACCAGATAGATCCGCTTTACCTTTAATACGAGCCTGTATCATTAATTAAGCCACTTGAGCGAATGTCAAGTTACCTGTGCCTTGTGCCGCGAAGCTGGCTTCCACAACACCATCAACTGAAGATGATATTGAAAAAGATGTAATGATACAACTTCCTGAGATTTTAGTATTGTTTGATGATGATGCCTCGCCTGAAGGGTAAGCTTCAAAAGTTGCGATAGCTTCTTCACCTGTCTTAGATACTAATTCGTCAAGTTTTTCTTGGACTGTGTTTGTGCCGTCAAAATATACTTCACCTGAGATTGTAAAAGTATGCAATCCTGGTTTGTATTGTCTTGAGCCACCTGAGCCCATATTTGTTGTTTCTACTGTGTCTTGTGTTTGCTCAATACTGAATGATCTTAGGTTACCAACAGCTGTCAATGATAAAGAATCACCTGTATCAGCAAGTTTAAGAGCACCGTCAAAGCCATTAAATGTAGCCATTTTTAGTCTCCTTTGTTTTCATCTGAAGGATTAATTTCCTCAGATATTTCTTTGGTTTTGCCTAAGTCAATGTTAATTGGCTCTCCATCGTTAAACGGTGAGTCAATCTCCAAATCACTTGCTTCAACCTTGACTTTGGCTTTACGAGTTTTAGCAGGTGATTTTGATGGTTTGGATTCAGTGGGAGTCCAGCTCCAACCTTCTTCGTTTACCATCTTTTTTGCTTGAGTCAAACTACAAGCAAATTCTTTTTGATCCTTATATATGATTCTTAATCCCATTATACGGCTCCTTTAGTGTATTTATATAAAACCTTAAATGTTATGTCAACTTGGCCTATTGGATATACCGTGCCATCATCAACCGCGATGGTTGTGACATAACTGTTGAAGGCCTTTGAGTTTCTACTACGATCAACCTCAAGTTTCTCGCATATGGCTTCAATTATGGCATTCCTCTGTGTGTCTATGTTGTTGTTTACTGTTGTGGCTGAGCTTGATGCTCTCACATAAGCTGTGATGGTGTAATCTATGTCACCAAACCTTAGGTCAGCCATAGTCTCATCGCTACGGGCTTCTGTTGTAGTCCGCACCATAATACAGGGGTATTGCTCAATTGAAATATTTGTTGTGTTTATTGGGTTTCTTGACACCAACTTCACTTCAGGGACGGTAATCCCTTGTAAATCAGTGACAATGTCCAGTGCTATATCTTCTCTTATAGACACGGTTTACCTCACCAATCTGCCGAAATGCTCTGGTTGTTTTTCTGAATCTTCCACAGTGCCATCTCCATCAAAATCGTATTCAATACCATCTTGTAATAGAAGGTCAAACTCTTCTCTGAATTTGCTCTTGTAGAAGTCTATCATCATTCTGAATCTGTCTGGCTCAGCTGAATGTTGTGTTAGTCTTGGGAATATGTAGTATGCCAGTGTGTGAAACACTGCCGCTCTCTTGAATTGTGCGGCTGTTAATTTTGTTAAATCCATCTCTATGTTAGTGGATGCGAATAAGGCCCTGCCTGAGTAACTGCCGCTGACCTTGGCCCACCATTCTATTCTCAATAATCTCTGTATGTCCGCAGTGGTCTTAGAATGTAGATCACTAAAGTCTATGATACCAAACTCTTTGATTGTTGGCTCATATTCTAATAAGTCGTTGTCTGTAGCATAGTTGCTCATTGGGTGTCTCCTTTGTTAGCATTTGGGCGGATCCAGTCTCCCTTAGCCGCCCAAATAATGTTATCAAATAGATTCAAACTAATGATTAGTCTGAGTCTGATCCAATTAATTTAACACCGTGTGCATTTTGAAGAATCCCTTCTCCTTTTACCATACTCATCATAACATCAGTAGATCTTTTAGCTACTTGATATTGTGTTTGCATATTGATTGTGCCTCTTTGAGCATAACCAATAGCCGTTGGTGCGAAGATGGCACCTACTGCATTTGATTCAGCATCTGAGTCAGTGTTTAAGTCTCTTTTTACAAGAGATGATTCAAACACTTGACAGCCAGCTAATGAGCCAATGTAGTATTGTCTTAGAGTTGAGTTACCAATCTCAGAAGCGGCTAAACCAGCACCCGTTGTAGAGTGTGTTAGCAATTTCTTTAATTGAAGAGCTTGTCTTGGTGATACAACTGCCGCTAATGGGCCTACCACTTTCGCCGCTCTTAAAGTTGCAACTGCTTCAAAGAAGTTGTCAACTGTGATTGGTGAGTCTTCTGTGCCAATTGATGATGAGAATGAATTGAATAATGCAAAAACATCAGTGTCAATTTTTTCTGCGATAGCCTGACCAGCATTGAAGCCTAAGTCAGCCATTACATCTCTCTCAGCTG